GCGGCCCTCATTTCGCAGTACGGCCCGGACGCTGTCTTCATCGACGAGGGTGGCGTCGGCGGGGGCGTCGTGGACTACGTGCGCCACCTCGGCCATAGCGTTATTGGGGTGAACTTCGGGGCCAAGCCCTCGTCCCGCCCGAACGGTATTCTCGTCGCGAACAAGCGCGCAGAGATGTACGTCGCTCTCCGCGAGTGGCTTCGCGAGGGCGGGGCGATTGAGGACTCGGACGAACTTGAGGACGAACTCGTCCAGATCGAGTACTACTTCAACCCCCGCCAGGAGATCGTCCTCGTCGCGAAAGAGGACATGGCCGCGGAGTCCCCGGACTGGGCCGACCAACTCGCGATGAGCTTCGCCTATCCCGTCTCCGCCCGAGCCTGGCGTCGGCCCGGGGGCGCGGCGAAGGTCGAGTACGATCCCCTCTCCCATGCCGCGATGAGCGGCGAATACCAAGGATGGCACTGATGGCGATGCTCGCCGGACTTCCCGCCGTACTTTCAGCGATGGGCTCAACCGCGGCCGGGATTGGCTCCGGGATCGCCGGGGCCGCAGGCGCTGCTGCTGGTTCGGGCCTCGGCTCGTCCGCGCTCACGAGCCTCGCCACGACCGGGCTGTCCGGCCTCGCGATGAAGCTCATGACGCCGAAGCCCCCCTCGATCCCGAAGGCGCCGCAAGCCCCCACGATGTCCGCGGCCCTCTCCTCCCGAGTCCGGCCGACGATGGGCTCGTTCGTCGGCTCGGCCGGCATTCCGGCGACGGCCGGGACCAAGAGCTTGCTCGGCCAATGATCGAAGCATCGAGCCTCCCCAAGCAGATCGTCGACACGCTCCGCAGCCACGTGACGGGGCGGCTCGAAGGGATGCGGCAGGACCGCATGAGCTTCTGGGCCCACTGGTCTCAGCTCGCCGAGATGTTCCTGCCCCGCCGGTACAAGTGGTTCGTCACCGCGAACCAGCACAACCGGGGCACGGCCATCAACTCGAGCCTCGTCGACGAGACGGGCGTGCTCGCCGCGCGCACGCTTGCGTCGGGCATGATGTCCGGCTTGACCTCCCCTCTCCGTCCCTGGTTCAAGCTCCGCCTCCCGAGCGAGGACTCCGACGAGTACGGCCCGGTGCGGCAGTGGCTCGCTGAGGTCGAGAAGCGGATGGCCGAGGTCTTCTCGGGCTCGAACTTCTACCAGGGTCTGGCTGTGCTCTACCACGACCTCAGCGTCTTCGGCTCGGCTTCGATGCTGATCTACGAGGACCCCGAGCAAGTCATCCGCTGCTACAACCCCTGCCTCGGCGAGTTCTTCTTCGGCGCCTCGGCCCGGCTCGATATCGACTCGCACTACCGCGAGTTCACCCTCACGATCGGCCAGGCCGCGGACCAGTTTGGTTTGGCCAACCTGTGCGAGAGCACGCGGCTCGCCTACCAACAGGGCGGCGCGGCTCGCCAGCGCGAGATCATCATCTGCCACGCGATCGAGCCGAACACGATGCTGTGGGAGATGGGCGAGAAGCCCGTCGGCTACGCCGTGCCGAAGAAGTTCCGCTACCGCGAGGTCTATTGGGAGCAGGGCAAGGAGAACCATCTCCTCCGCGTCGCCGGGTTTAACGACAAGCCCTTTGTCGGCGCTCGGTGGGACACGGTCTCGAACGACGCCTACGGCCGCAGCCCTGGTATGGACGCGATGCCGGCGGTTCGCCAGCTTCAGATCGAGCAGCGCCGGAAGGCCGAGGCCATCGACAAGATGGTCCGTCCGCCGCTGAACGCCTCGGTCTCTATGAAGAACGAGCCGACCTCGATCCTGCCCGGCGCGATCAACTACGTCGCCGACGTCGCCGGCTCGGGGCTTAAGCCCGTCTACCAGGTCGACCCCCGCCTCGCCGAGATGCTCGAGGACATTCAAGAGGTCCAAGCTCGGGTGAAGGCGATCTTCTTCGTCGACCTGTTCATGATGATCTCTCAGCTCGAGACGGTCCGCACGGCGACTGAGATCGACGCCCGGCGCGAGGAGAAGCTGATCCAGCTCGGCCCGGTTATCGAGCGGTTCGAGAACGAGGTCCTCGATCCCATCGTCACCAGAGTCTTCAACATCATGATGCGTCGCGGGCTGTTGCCTCCGCCGCCCGAGGAAGCCCAGGGCTCGATCTCGATCCAATACGTCTCGATGCTCGCCGAGGCCCAGCGCGCCACGAGCACGACCGGGATCGAGCGGCTGTTCGCGTTCGCGGGGAACCTCACCGCCGTCGACGAGACCATCATGGACAACCTCGATGGGGACGAGGCGATCGAGGAAATGGCCTCGGCCCTTGGCGTCAGCCCGCACATCGTTCGCTCGGCGAAGGCCGTGGCCGAGCTTCGGCTCGAACGGGCCAAGCAAGCCCAGGCCCAGCAGGCCCAAGAGCAGAGCCTGGCCGCAGTTCAGGGCGCGAACGTGCTTTCGAAAACTGACGTCGGCGGGGGCCAGAACGCCCTCAGCATGATGATGGGAGGCCAACAGTGAACGCCGCGGACCAAGCCTCAGTCGATCGCCGGCGTACCCGAGCCCGCAAAGACAAGGCCATTCGCGAGACGGTGATCCGCTCGCTGATGTCCAACCCGGACGGCCGGAGGTATATCCACCTGGAGCTGTCGAAGCTCCACATCTGGGAGTCGACCATCGTGTTCGCTCCCGGCGGGAGTCAACTGACCGCGTTCAAGGAGGGCAAGCGCGCCGTTGGGCTTGAGCTGCTCGCCGACGTGACGCGGCTCGCCCCGAATGAGTTCGTGAAGATGATGGTGGAAAACTCCGCCATCGAGACCAAAGAGGAAGAACATGTCGACGACTCCGCTGACTCCGCCGTCGGGTGAGGCCCCGGCCGCTCCGGCCGCCCCCGCGGGCATCCAGCCCCCGGCTCCCGGTTCGCCGCTGGGCGTGGTCCCTTCGGCCCCCGTCGAGGGCGAAGCCCCGGCCGTCGTCGCACCGACCGAGACCGAGACCGAGGGGAAGCCGCCCGAAGGCGAAGCCCCGGCTCCGGTCGAGTACAAATTCGACCTGCCTGAGGGCATCGAGATCCCCGAAGAAGCGCTCACCTCCTTCAAGGGCTTGGCTGCGGAAGCGAAGCTCACCCCGGAGAGTGCAGCGAAGTTCATGGAGATGCACACCGGCGCCCTCAAGCAAACCGTCGAGACGATCGCGAACGCCCAGGAAAAGGCCTGGAACGACACGATCGAGGGCTGGAAGAACGAGTTCGAGGCCGACCCGGTCTTCGGTGGGGACAAGAAAGCCGAGACCCTCACCGCGATTGGCAAGGCCCTGGACGAGTACGGCTCGCCCGAAGCCCGCCAGGCTTTTGACGTAACCGGAGCGGGGTGGAACCCGCACATCGTCCGGTTCGTCGCGAAGATGGCGAAGGCTCTGTCGGAAGGCTCACCGCTCCCTGCGGGTGCGCCGACGCCGCAACAAGGAAAAACCCTCGGGGCCAAGTTCTACAACACTGGCTCCTAATCGAGAGAAAGGCTTCAGCCTATGGCTACCATCACCCCCGGAGCAATGACCTATGGCGAGTGGGCCATGCGTCACGACTCCACCGGCAAGGTCGCGCCGTTCGTCAACCTTCTGTCCCAGAAGAACGGCATCATCGAAGACATGCTGGCCGTCGAGTGCCAGTCCGGCAACGCGTTCGAGTACACCCAGGTCGTCAAGCTCCCGACCCCGGCTCGGCGCGCGTACAACCAAGGCGTCCCGGCGACCCTCGCCGCCGTGGCGAAGCAGGTCGCGACCTGCGCCGAGTACGCCGACTGGTCCAAGATCGACAAGTCGCTCGCCGAACTCAACGGCGACCTGAACGAGGTCCGTGCGCAGGAAGACGCCCTGCACATCGAGGCCCTCGGCCAGTCCGTCGCGTCGGACCTGTTCTACGGCAACCGCCAGACCGACCCGACGCAGTTCACCGGCTTCGCCAACCTCTACAACACGGTGAACCCGGCGACCTCGAAGATCGCGGCCAACGTGATCGACTGCGGCGGCACCGGCTCGACGAACACCAGCATGTGGCTCGTCACCTGGGGTCCGAAGCAGATCCACGCCCTGTACCCGAAGGGCTCCCAGGCGGGTCTGGTCCACAAGGACATGGGCCTGCTCCCGGCGGTCGACGCCAACTCGCAGGAATACCTGGCCTACCGGACCTACCTCGAGTGGAAGATCGGCCTCGCCCTGCACGACTGGCGCTTCGCCGTGCGGGCCTGCAACATCGACGTCTCCGCCCTGAACGGCGGCGGCGCCGCGAACCTCATCAACATCCTCGTGCGGATGGCGCACCGTCTCCCGGTCGCTCCGGTCGGTGTCGCCCCCGTTCAGGACTTCACCAAGCAGGCCGGCGACCGCGTCGTCACCGGGCGCTCGGCGATCTACGTCAACCGCACCATCGCCACCTACCTCGACCTTCAGGCGATGAACAAGACCAACGTGCTGCTGAAGAGCGAGGA